ACAAAAATTCCGCTAATTTATACAGAATAGCTTAAAATGAGCGAATTATGAGTTTCTCACCTCAATAAAGGTAATGATTTGGCAATAGTTCTAAATTCTGCATTGTGTATAAGTATGCTTGTCAAACAACTCTTTATTTCTCGATGCAAAGATACAATTTAATTTTTATTTTCCTCCGACTGATATGCTAAATAATAATAAAAGTGCAACAAAAATAACCTGATTTCAAAAATATTCCATTATCTTTGCGCTGAACGCAATAATAAAGATAAACGATGAAAGATATAAATCGCATAAAAGTCGTGTTGGTAGAGAAGAAGCGGACAAGCAAATGGTTGTCCGAGCAATTAAGGAAAGATCCTGCAACAATCTCAAAATGGTGTACCAATACCTCACAACCAGATTTAGTAACATTGACCAAGGTAGCTGCTCTATTGGACGTTGATGTTCGTCAGCTTATCAATAAAACAAAAGGTACTAACAGTGATGATTGACAATCATTAGTTAAAAAAGGATTAATAATGAATACAAAAGCAAAACCATTCATCAAATGGGTTGGCGGTAAAGGACAACTCATTGAACAACTGGAAGCAAAGCTCCCAGCTGACTTTGATAATTGGGATGATGCGACATACATAGAGCCATTCGTTGGTGGTGGGGCTATGTTGTTCTACATGCTGCAACAGCATCCAAATATCAACCGTGCTGTGATCAACGATATTAACAGCGATTTGGTTACATGTTATAGAACTGTACGTGACAATGTGGAAGAGTTGATTCCTGCATTGCAGGATATTCAAGCCCAATATTACGCTTTGCAAGACATGGAGGCGAAACGTGAGATGTTTATGGCTGTACGCCAACGCTATAATGAGAAGAATCTTGACCCGATAGAGAATACAGCAAAGTTCTTCTTCCTAAACCGTACCTGCTTCAATGGTTTGTATCGTGTAAACAAAAAAGGTCTGTTCAATGTTCCTTGCGGAAAGTACATGCAGCCACAGATTTGTGATGAAGATACACTTAGAGCAGATAGTGAGTTGTTGAAACGAGTGGAAATATTGGAAGGTGATTTTGAGAATACTTTGCTTTGTGCTAATGCCAAAACTTTGTTCTATCTTGATCCTCCTTACCGTCCGCTTAGTGACACTTCAAGTTTTAATGACTATACAAAAGAAGCGTTCAATGACGATTCACAAGTTAGACTGAAAGAGTTCTGTGACAAAGTGGTAGCTGAGGGACATAGCTTTATGTTGAGCAATTCTGACTGCAAAGGAAAAAATGAAGCAGATAATTTCTTCGATGTACTATATGCTGATTACTATATTGATAGAGTTATGGCTTCTCGTAATGTGAATGCAAACGGAGCGAAACGAGGAAAGATTTCCGAACTGTTAGTCCATAGTTATCGCAACACGAAAGATTGGCAATTGAACGATATTAACAACCACAAGTCACGACGTGTGGCTATAAAACAAAAGGCTTATGCTTAAAGATTTCGATAAATTTATGTCTCAATTGAAAGAGACAAATGCAACTCTTGATTTTTATACAGATTTCAATAAAATACGTCGTAATGTGCAAAACATCGAAATCAGCTTAAATATGCTGAATTTCTTGTTAGGTAAGGATGATTTGTACTCGGCTGTGAAGGCACTTTGGGATAGAGACCCAAAGGTTTTCAACGTACTTGACATTCTTATTGCCACCAGAAGAGAGGGCAAGAAAAAGTTCATAGATGTCGATGGAGAGATAAAATTGATAAAAACATTGTTTTCATCTGTCGATGGAATAATGAAGTTTTTCAATGAAACAGGTCTTGCTGATTTCTTTAAGAATAAAGATGTGCATGATTTGGTTGATTATGTTTTTGGAGTTGAAGCAGGTCTTGATACACATGCGAGAAAGAATAGAAGTGGAGATGCTACAGAATCATTACTACATAGAATTTTGCAAACAAATGGCATTCCTCATGGCACAGAGGTTTATTCCACTGAATACGATGAACTAAGAGCTGTATTGGGAACAGACAAAAAGCGTTTTGATTTTGTTGTAAAGACTCAATCAAAAACATTCTTGATAGAAGTGAATTTTTATAATGATGGTGGTTCTAAACTTAATGAAGTTGCTCGCGCCTACCGAGAATTATCAGCTGCAATAAAAAATGTAGATGGTTTTGAATTCGTGTGGATAACAGACGGGAAAGGATGGAACTCTGCAAAGTCAAAGTTAGAAGAAGCGTATTATGAAATTCCAAGGGTTTACAATTTCACAACACTTCCTGAGTTTATTGCAGAAATAAAACAAGATTTATAAACGTGATACAGTCATACTATCGTTCTTTAGCCAATGACTTTCTCATAGCCAGCGGCGACTGTTTCAAACTTCTTAAAGAGTTTGATTTTAAATTCGACATGATATTTGCCGACCCTCCTTACTTTCTCTCCAACGGTGGAATATCGTTGCAGAGCGGTAAGGTCGTGTGCGTTGATAAAGGAGATTGGGACAAAGGTAAGTCGCAAGATGGCATGATGGCGTTCAACATGGAATGGCTACGCCTGTGCCGTGACAAGTTGAAAGACAATGGTACGATTTGGATAAGTGGAACTTATCACAATATCTTTTCCGTAGCAAATTGTCTTACGGAACTTGGATATAAGATTCTGAATGTAATAACGTGGCAGAAGACCAATCCTCCTGCTAATATCTCCTGTCGTTTCTTTACCTATTCTACAGAGTTTGTAATCTGGGCAAGAAAAATGCAGAAAGTTCCACACAAATTCAACTATGATTTGATGAAAAAACTGAATGATGGTAAGCAAATGACTGATGTTTGGCGAATGCCGGCAATCGGTCGATGGGAAAAGACTTGTGGCAAACATCCAACACAAAAGCCATTGCGTTTACTCGTCCGAATGATTCTTGCATCTACCAATCAAGGCGATTGGATTCTTGACCCATTTAGCGGAAGCTCTACAACTGGCATTGCCGCTAATCTATGTGGACGACGATTTGCAGGACTTGAACAAGAAGAAGAGTTTTGTAAGTTGAGCAAAGCAAGGCGTGAAGAAATGGAGAATCTTGAAAACTATAATAATCTGATAAGTCATATTGAAGATTTGCATAAATTACAAGATTGCTCTATGGTAAATGAAGATATTAGTGGTAACATTCAAATTCCATTTTGATAATCCGTTTCACTAAGCATATTCATTCCAGACCAAATCAATCGGGAGTTTTTGAAATCAACAATAACGGAGTATTAACTTAAAAAAATAACATTATGCCAACAGTAGCAGGACAAACAACAACTTGGAATGTTTTCCATTATACAGACTTGAATGCCCTAATTAATATCATCCATAAGGATTGCATAATTCTTAGAGCAACAAATGTATTGTATCAAAATGATCCTCACGAAATAGTTGAGGGTGTCAATATAGTGAACAAAATAGAAAAAGACCAAAATATTGTGGCTGGTGCTTTTCGTAGTTATTATATCACCTCATTTTCTGCAAATGAGGACAATTTGAGCATGTGGGGTATGTATGCTGCAAATGGAAACGGTTGTGCCATAGCATTTGACTATGATATGTTAACAAAAAGTTATGAGATTATGGCACGATGCATCTATGGAGAAAAAGCCATTGAAACAGAATTGGGCAGCTTTTTAAAATTGGTCAAAACTGGTTGTTTTGTTGCTCTCGGTGGTCCTCAGCCATCAAAAGAAGATAACAACCATAATAGAAACGCTCTTTACAACAATATAATTCTTTCAACATGTTTAGGTGCAAAGAATGATGCATACAAGCATGAACAAGAAACAAGAGGTGTTGTACACTGTGATGATGCTTCAAAAATAAAGTATCGTGTTCGCAATGGGTATATTACTCCTTATGTTGAAATACGAGTACCTAAGGAGGCTCTTAAAAAGATTGTTGTAGGTCCAACTAACAATAAAATGCTTACAGTGCAGTCCATATACCACTTTCTACAAATCAATGGTTATGACATAAACAAAATAGATGTTGTGAGTTCTAAGATTCCGTATCGTGGGTAAATAATGATGTAAAAAATGAAAAAGAAAACTATATGAACGACTTGACGCTTCCTAAAGCCCCGAACTATATTCATCGTCTATATCTATGTTTTTAAAAGTAAGATGTGGAAGATTTGTTATTGCCAGAACATTCGTGTTCCCTACCTGTACATTTAAGTTAACAAAGATAAAATCTATAGCAACGAGGCTTTACTCTGAAAACTCGTACAATCGGAACAATAGGATTTTCTCATTTCTTCACTACCGATAGGTTGGTTCAGATACTCGACTTTGGAGATGTATCCACCGATAGGCAGGTTCTTTCGAGAGTAACTCGAAAGGTTTTGAGTAACTCAAAACATACCTTGCTGTGTCTTTGTGGACACAATGTTTTGGCAAGAATAAAACCTAATACCATTGAAAACACTGCGGTGGTTCGCCCAAGTGGCTGGAGGCGCAAAGCCTCCAAGGAACGACTCGTTTTTCGCTATGTCCAAAGGATGAAATAAATAAATCCCGAAGAATGGGGGACATAGAATACCATTCCTCGGGATGAACAAAAATGTATTCCTGCATGTCATACATTTTATATGTCATACGATAAACATGTAAAACGTATGACATCAATGTATATATGCTTACACTATTCTTTGCATGGATACTTCTTTATCAAATTACAAGCACATTTCTATACGACAGTGAATCAGTGCGTCAATAAGTCAATACGACAGTGAACAACCGAAGCGTCAAAGATACGACCATTTTCAACAAAAGGCATTCGTCTCTCCGTAGAGTTGCAGGACAATGGCTATTTTCTCTTTTGCTCCGTACAGCCTCTTGGTGATGTCATCACGAAGTTGCGCTGCACCATTGGAGTTTAGACGGAAGCAAATGGCAACAACCATAGGGAATCCATACAATGTTTGCCAAATGCCTTTGGAGGTTTCTTGCTTCTGTTGGACTTCCGACATCAACAACATGCCTTCTTTATATATGGCTCTTATCACGGCTGTGAGCTTTGGGGCTGTGACATATAGCATATCAATCAACTCGCTCTCACTCATCCACAAGTTCTCCAAGTTGGACGGAATGGATAGCATTCCATTTCCGTCCACGGTGATTACAGTCCTTTTCATGCCATTCCTCCCATTGTAGGCAAATGCCCCTTGATTCGACTTTCAAAGACTGCTATATCATGGTCAAGTTTGCTGCTTGTCACTTTGGCGTATATCTGTGTTGTGGTGATATTCGTGTGACCAAGAATCTTGCTCACGCTCTCTATCGGCATACCATACTCCAAGGCTAAAACTGCCCAACTATGACGTGAGACATGAAATGATACACGCTTCTTTATACCACACATTGCAGCAACTTTCTTGATGCGCTTGTTAATGCTGTCAAGATTACCGATATTGAACAAGTGGTTGTCTTTTCTGAAAGACTTGTATCTCTCAACAATCTGCATGGGAATATCCATCAGCTTGATTTGGAATGGTACGCCTGTCTTCTGACGCTTGGACACTATCCAAGGAGCACCGTTTACCATGCTGATGTTATCTTCCGTCAAGTTCTTGATGTCGATGAAAGCTATACCTGTCCAACTGCCAAAGATAAAAAGGTCTCTCGCAAATGCCATGTTGGGGTCTTCCAACTTTATCTCAGTCATGGCGGTAAGCTCGTCCAAGGTCAAGAACTCACGTTCCTTATGGTCTGGATCAACGTGGTACATGGCAAACGGATTTCTCGGTATCTTGCCGTTGTAGTGTGCCGCCGTAACGATATGTTTCAGAGGTATGGAGTAAATCCAAATGGAGGACTGTGCAAGCCCTACCACATTTTTCAAGTAAAGGCAATAGTCACGGATAAACTCCTCGGTAAGCTCATTCATGG